TTTATTCAACCTACGAGAACTGCAGAGTTTATCGTACTTGATTTCGTTGTTCAACCTACAGGGGCAGCATTCCCTGAATAAGTTTGACTTATAAACAACGCTGACGTATAATGAAAAACCCTGATTTCGGTTGGGGTTTTTCTTTTTATATAAAAACTTCAATAAAACTAATAAGAAGTCTTATTTTCTAATATTGTTATTTTTTTAATTTTTTGATATTTATAATAGAAGAAGATATAATAATTGCTTTTAGGAGAAAAATAATGCCTGATATCCTCGACACTAATGAGATATTTTTTACGCCGTTTGAACCGAAAACGAAAAATCGGTATATCATGTACATTGAAGGTATACCATCCTATTTAGTTAAGACGGCAGGAAGACCTCAAATACAATTTGAAGAATTGGTTTTAGATCATATTAATGTCAAAAGACATTTAAAAGGTAAAGGTACTTGGCAACCTGTAGACATTATGTTATATGATCCAATAGTTCCAAGTGGTGCGCAAGCAGTAATGGAATGGGTTAGGTTGTCTCATGAATCTGTAACAGGCCGTGATGGTTATGCAGATTTTTATAAGAAAGATGTAACTTTTAATATGTTAGGTCCAGTAGGAGATATTGTTGAGGAGTGGACTTTAAAGGGCGCTTTTATATCAACCGCAAATTTTGGTGAAGTTGGATTCGCAGAAAATGATCCAGCAGAAATTACATTAACTTTGCAGTATGATTACGCAGTCTTACAATTCTAATTTAAACGGAGAATAAAAATGAGCGAATGGCTAGCAGCAAATTGGGAATGGGTACTTTTGGGATTCTACACAGTAGAAAAAATCGTGCGTCTTTCCCCGTCTAAAAAGGACGACGTCATTTTCGATATGGTACTAAAACCAATATGGGATGCAGTATCTAAGAAAAAGTAATCTTATAGGGTTATAAAATTTTAAAAAACATTCAAATTACGGAGTAAAATATGAGTGAAGTTACATTTCCTACGGAAGAGGTTAATCTTCCATCTAAGGGTTTGTACTATGACAAATCCAACCCATTATCAAGTGGTAAAGTAGAAATAAAATATATGACAGCTAAAGAGGAAGATATTCTTACCTCAATAAACCTTATTCGTAAGGGAACTGTTATAGATAAAGTTCTTGAAGCTTTGATAGTTGATAAAAAAATCAAAATAGATGATTTATTGGTTGGGGATAAAAATGGTTTAGTCATAGCTACTAGAATTCTTGCTTACGGTAAAAATTACGAAATTCAGGCATTTTGTGATGATTGTCAAGAAGTAAGTCAATTAGTAGTTGATTGTACAAAACTTTCCGATAAGGAAATATCAACTAAAACAAAAGAAAATAAGTTCTCTATGGAACTTCCAAGAACAAAAGTTAGAATAGAATTCAAACTTTTAACTAGTGGTGAAGAGAAGTTGGTTGAAAAAGATGTAGTGGCTATGCAAAAAGCACAACCTGACCATGATTATACTAACACTTTCAGATTCAAACGAATGATTACTTCAGTAGATGGAGACACTAAACAAACGGTTATTAACGATTTTGTTGATAATAGATTTTTAGCACAAGATTCGTTGGCATTTAGAAAGCATTTACAAGACGTAACTCCTGATGTAAATATGGGTTATCCTTTTGAATGTGTTAAATGTGATCATGAACAGGAGGTAACGGTGCCATTGGGCACCACGTTTCTTTGGCCTGACACATCTCAATAGACTTCAAGTACACGAAGAAATATTTAATCTTTTAAATTACGGTAATGGTGGTTACACTTTTAACGAAGTGTATAATATGCCTATATATCTAAGAAGGTTTTATCTAAAAAGACTCAATAAGGAATATAAAGATATTGCAGCTGAAAGAGATAAAGCTAATAGAAAGTCTCAACAAGTCTTGAAAAAGAAATAAAATCTTATATTTCGATATTTATTATTGACACAATCCTGTAACTAAAATTCAATTCGGAGTTAAACAATGTCAAAGAAGATAAATGAAGGTATTGTTGATAAGGTTTTTGGTAAAGTCATAAATCTTGTTATGAAAGGGCAATCTAGAAAAGCTATGAATGCCTTCAAAAAAGATAAAAAACTACAGAGAGATATAAAAGCCGCTGCTGATGCGCAAGATACTCTGAAGAAAAGTATTGAAAAATTAAGAAAAGACCCCGAATTCGAAAAGGAATATCAAAAGAGTTTAAAATTATAAAAAGGGTAATGCATGCCAACTAAACGGGAACAACAGCAGTTAAATGATGCGTTAAACCAAACTAAAGAACTAATATCATCTATCAATAAATCAGTAGGTGAGATGGATGGTGGATTTTCGGATATTGGTGGATCAATAAAAAAGAACGCTAGTGCTTTGAATGCGTTTTTGAAAGTTTCTGCTAAAAATAATGAAGTAACAAAAGCAACAGTAAAAACTGGTAATCTTATAGCGGAAGCATATGATGATGTTGCTGAAAATCTTGAAGATGTTCTTAAAGGTAATAAACAATTTAAAGTAAGTTCAAAACAAATTGGTGATTTAATAAATGGTAGTATAAAGGGTGGAGCTTCAAAAAATGCTGAACATATGAGAGAACAAGCAGAAAATGTTCAGAAAATGTTGAAGGTGTTTGAAAATCCAAAATTCCAAACAGCTTTTTCAGGAATAGAAAAGGGTGCAGATAGGTTAACAGGTTTTATTAATAAACTCCCAGGTGGTCAAACGATGTCAAAAGCCTTTGGAGTAGATAAACAAATAGCTGCTAATACTAAGCAAATGCAAGGAAATATGTTGAAATTTGCTAAAAGTGGAAAAGTATCGGCTAAGGGTATAGGTGGTTTACTTAAAGGTACTAAGTTTCTTAAAATTGGAGTTCTTGGTGCAGCATTAGCGATGATATCTTTTGGATTAGAAGCTAATAAAACACAAAAAGCATTAGGTGGAACTTATACACAGGCAGCAAAGGTACTTGCTACGTCTAAAGCAATAGCTGCAGCAAATAAACTTAACGGTATGACTCAAGAAGAATCAATGGATTTGATGATGGGTATTAATCGTGAGTTTGGTAATATGGATAAAGCTGCTTTAGGTGTAACTATGAAAGCAAGTAATTTAACTGCCAATTTTGGTTTGAGTGCAGGAAATGTTGGTAAGTTAGCTAGACAGATGCAGGCAGTTGGTTCTACAAGTTTAGAAGCATCTATAAATACTATAGAAATGGGTGGAGAGTTAGCAAGAGCAGCAAATGTTCCTGTAGCTGACGTGATGAATGATGTTGCACAGAATACAGAATTTTTCGCTAGATTTGCTAAAGATGGTGGAGTTAATATAATAGCAGCAGGAATAGCAGCTAAGAAATTAGGTTTGGAAATGGCTAATCTTGCTTCTATAGCAGATAGTTTATTAGACTTCGAAAGCTCAATAACTAAACAAATGGAAGCTGAGGTTTTATTAGGTAAAGAATTAAATCTTGAAAAAGCAAGAGAGATGGTATTCAATAATGACATAGCAGGAGCTATGGCAGAAGTATCAAAGTTAGTTTCTCCTGAAGAATTTCAAAAGATGGATGCAGTTAGAAGAAGTACATTAGCAGGTGCCGTAGGTTTAGATGCAGCAACTTTTGCAAAAGCTATTAGTGGTGATACGACAGGAGTAGGAGATGCAGTTATTGCACCAGGAGGAAAAGTTATTTCAACATCACCACAAGATTATTTAATAGCAACTACAAATCCAGGAACATTAGGTGGTGGAATGGATACTTCAAAACTTGAAGGTTTGATGGCACAAGTAGCAGCGTCTGTAGATGGACTTAGAAATGATACAGTAGACGGAACTTATCAAACTAAAATAGCAATAGAAAGACAAGGAATAGCATAATGGCATTAGTAGATATGAAATCAAATTTAGCTATTGGTGTTGGTTCAAAAGAATCACCTCAATCTTTTGCTGATGGTCATTCAGCGTATACTGTTACGGGACAAAGAAAATTTGAAACTGCAATAAGACATGATGTTGAAAAAGATGTATTTACTTCTTATAATCGTAAAGGTGATGAATTAAAATGGATGTTTAATGATGCTTTTTCAGGACAAGGTAGTATGTTAGTTCAAGCAAAAGAGTTTGACTTACGTGCATATTATGATAGAGCACTTAAA